TTAGAGTACCTGTTGTTACAGAAGCGCTACGCTCAAGTCTCCTCTTGGATAGAACACGTGAAGGACGACGGCAGGGTACACGGCAGGGTTACAACAAACGGTGCAGTTACCGGACGCATGACGCACCAGACCCCAAACATGGCACAGGTTCCTTCAGTTAACTCACAGTTTGGCAAGGAGTGCCGTGACTGCTGGATAGTACCAGAGGGACGCAGGCTAGTGGGTGTTGACGCTAGTGGACTAGAGCTACGTATGCTGGCTCACTACATGGGAGACGAGGAGTTTACTGATGTCCTACTTAGAGAAGACATTCACACCAGAAATCAAGTTGCTGCAGGACTTGCAACTAGACCTCAGGCAAAGACTTTCATCTATGCTTTCCTCTACGGAGCGGGAGACGCAAAGATTGGAAGCATCGTCGGAGGAACTGCAGGAGATGGCAGTAAACTTAGGAGGCGCTTTCTACGAAACACACCTTCTCTTGAAGCTCTACGAGAACGAGTTGGAGAAGCGTCTAGGAAAGGTCACCTCGTTGGGCTCGACGGACGGAAACTCTGGGTCAGGTCAGAACATAGTGCACTGAATACCTTACTACAGGCAGCAGGTGCTATCGTTATGAAGAAGGCTCTAGTGTTACTAGACGACTACGCAACGCAACACAAGATTGACTACAAATTCATAGGGAACGTGCATGACGAAATACAGTCGGAGGTGGTTACAGAACAAGCAGAGAAGTACGGGTGGCTTGCAGTCGAGTGCATCAAGGCGGCTGGCCTTTCATTTGACCTCAGGTGTCCTCTCGACGGAGAATACAAGGTCGGACAAACGTGGTCGGAGACACATTGATATGAAAACTAACGATAAAACACCACCTTATGTGGTTAGAGAGCCTAATAGCTACGTGTTTGAAGAAGGTGAATGGTGGTACACTGGGTTTAAAGGAGGAAGATATCGCGCCTCTGCCCAACACAGGAAGAACAACAAAAGAATGTGGGTTAACGGTAAGTACATAGCTAGTTCACACCCACTACACAAACCAGGAAGATACAAGACGTTTACTGACGCAGCTTTTGACAGTCTAGCGAAGTACGAACTGAGTCGAGAGGGACAGGTGTACATCATAACCAACCCTAACTTCCCTGAGTGGGTCAAGGTAGGCATGGCTGTGGACTCAGAGGACAGACTCAACGGGTATCAAACGTCGTCACCGTTCAGGGACTACGCATTGTTTACCTGCTGGTCTGTGGCTGACCGACGCTCTGCTGAGTCAGAGGCACACAGTCTGCTAGAGAAAACGTATGGTCGTAAGGGTGAGTGGTTCAATTGCACACCAGAGCAAGCCAGAGACTCTATAGCTGAACTAATGGAGCAACATAAATGAAAAGTATTTATTCACTGGTAGACGACATCTACGCTGTGGTTGCTTCCAAGGAAGTGCCAGAGGACGTAGACCTCTACGAAGAGATAGAAAACTTTGGCGAAGGTTGCAAACGCCTGATGACTAAGCTGTTCACAGAGCAACGTGACGGACGCAAGCTACGAATGTCTAACATCGGGCGCGACGACAGGTATCTCTGGAACGTGGTGAATAACTCTGATGTGCAAGAGGAGATGACACCTAACACGCACGTCAAGTTTATGTATGGGCATCTGATTGAGGAGATGCTTTTATTCTTAACCAAAATATCAGGACACGAGGTGACTGATGAACAAAAACAGTGTGAAGTTTCGGGCATTATCGGTCATATGGACTGCAAAATTGATGGTGTTGTCACTGATGTTAAAAGCACTTCCACTTTTGGGTTTAAAAAATTCAAAGACGGAAGTTTGGCTTATGATGACCCGTTTGGGTACGTTGCTCAAATTAAAGGGTACGCACACGCCGAAGGTGAGACATCGTTTGGTTGGTTAGCAATGGACAAACAGAACGGACACCTAACGTACCTCATGTACGACTCTGCAGACACGCAGGCTCCGGTGTACGACAAGATAAGCTACGACATAGAGGAGCGCATAGACCACATAAAAAAGCTAGTAGATCAACCAGAGTGGCCGGAGGTTTGTCACAAGACCGTACCAGACGGCAAAAGTGGAAATCAAAAGCTCGCCGTTGGTTGTTCTTACTGTCCCTACAAGTTTACATGCTGGCCCGAAGTAAGAACATTCCTGTACTCAAGTGGTCCAAGATATTTAACAGAGGTGTTCAATGAGCCGAAGGTCACGGAAATCCAAGCACAGTAAATTTAGGTCGGGGTTTGAAGAAGATGTTGCAAAGCAGTTACAACCATTTGGTTTTAGTTACGAACCGTTCCAAGTCCCGTACAGGATTGAACGAAAGTACACACCAGACTTTGTGTACGAGTACAGAGGACGGACGTACCTCATTGAGTGCAAAGGATACTTTCGTGCAGGAGACACGCAGAAGTATAGAGCTATCTCTAAGTGTCTCCCAGAGGCACAAGAACTCATCTTTGTACTGATGAAGCCTAATCAGAAAGTGAGTAAAAGTACCAAACTTACTATGGCTGAATGGTGTGACAAACACAATATTCTATGGTATAATATAGATACACTTAAGGAGTTGGTTGATTATGTCTCTGACACTAGAAGAAATTAAGGAGCGTCTGTTGCGGTTGTACGACCCTGACGATCTTCTGGAAGCACTACAAATCTCTGCTGAGGAACTACTGGATAGATTTGAGGATAAACTCATACGCAAACTCGACGAATTTCAAGAGGAGCTAGAGGAAGAATATGCAGAATGAGTGGAACATGACTGAAGACGACTGTGCAAAGCTTGAAAAAGACTGTGAGAAGCTACGTAAGAACTGCCAGGAAAGCAGGTCCATAGACGACATTACTACAGAGGAGTGGGACAGGATGGCTAAGACATTCACAGGCAAGCTGTACCACCCTCAGGACAAGCACGATCCTGTGGCACAACCAGATCACTACAACAAGGGAGCTATTGAGGCCATTGAAGCAATCAAGGCGTCTATGCACCCACAAGAGTACAAGGGATATCTCAAGGGTAACTGTCTTAAGTACCTGTGGCGTTACGAATACAAGAACGGCATAGAGGATCTACGTAAGGCTCGTGTCTACTTAGAGTGGTTAATCAAGGAGGTTGCCTTGTGAAGATCATAGAAGGTAACTTTGGTAACAAAGAGGACGAACGACAGGAGATACCTACCTCAGAGTTTCTGTCGGTTTTCGTAGGCAAAGCACTAGCCAACGAAGCTGAAGGTAACAAACCTAAGGTGGTAGTGGTAATGTACGAGGACGGTCAGATGTTTGAAGTAGCGTCCAACGAACAGTACCCTGATGGGGTGTACATGCTACTACAGTTAGCAGCACAAGCAATCATTAACGAAACGCTAGGAGTAACAGAATAGATGGACGCATATCAACAGTACATACACAAGTCACGGTACGCTAGGTACTTGCCAGAGGAGCAACGTCGGGAGACTTGGGAAGAGACAGTAAACAGGTACATCAACTTCTGGGTAGACCGTGGACACCTCAACGACTCTGACGTATCAGAGATATTCAAGGCAGTCCATGACCTAGACGTAATGCCCAGCATGAGGGCGCTGATGACTGCAGGAGACGCACTGGAGCGTGACAACGTAGCAGGGTTCAACTGTAGCTACCTACCCATAGACCACCCTAAGGCGTTTGATGAACTCATGTACGTGCTTCTGTGTGGCACAGGCGTGGGCTTCAGTGTCGAGCGTCAGTACATACAGAAGTTACCGGAAGTTGCGGAGGAGTTTCATGCAACCGATACAGTTATTAATGTTGCGGATTCAAAGATCGGATGGGCGAAATCGTTTAGGGAACTGGTATCACTGTTGTATACAGGTCAAGTTCCCCAGTGGGACATTAGTAGAGTACGACCTGCAGGTGCCGCACTCAAGACTTTCGGAGGTCGTGCAAGTGGTCCAGAACCTCTCGTTGATCTCTTCAAGTTTACAGTTGAACTCTTTAAGACAGCATCTGGACGAAAACTTAGCTCCATTGAATGCCACGATCTTTGCTGCAAGATTGCTCAAATCGTCGTCGTCGGAGGAGTCAGGAGAAGCGCCCTGATCTCACTGTCCAACCTAACGGACGACAGGCTCCGGAGATGCAAGCATGGACAGTGGTACATAGATGAACCCCAGCGTGGTCTGGCGAATAACTCAGCGTGTTACACAGAGAAGCCAGACTTTGAAGCCTTTCTCAACGAGTGGACTAGCTTATATGAATCTAAATCTGGCGAACGAGGTGTCTTTAGCAGAGTGGCAAGTCAAAAACAAGCTGCAAAAAATGAACGAAGAGATGCTACCTACGATTTTGGAACTAATCCATGCAGCGAAATCATCCTCAGACCCTACCAGTTCTGTAATCTTTCAGAGGTTGTTGTTAGGCCACAGGATACACTCGCAAGTCTCAAACGAAAAGTTAGGGTTGCAACTATCCTTGGGACTCTTCAGGCCACCCTCACCAACTTCAGATATCTCAGAAATATTTGGAAACTAAACACAGAGGAAGAGGCACTGCTGGGTGTATCCTTGACAGGCATCATGGATCACCCGCTACTGTCAGGCAGGGGTGACAAGGGTAAACTCAAGAAGTGGCTTACGGAGATGCGGGAGGAAGCAATTGAAATTAACAAGCAGTGGGCAGAGAAACTGGGTATCAACGTATCTACCGCTATCACTGCGGTTAAGCCTTCAGGCACTGTTAGTCAGTTGGTCGATAGCGCTAGTGGTATCCATCCTCGTTATAGTTCACAATATATACGCAGAGTACGTGCAGATGCTAGAGATCCACTTTGCAGCGTCCTAGAGGCCGCAGGAGTGCCTGTGGAGGACGATGCGATGTCACCCAGTACTAGGGTATTCTCCTTCCCTATTGCGTCTCCTGAGGGCGCTGTGACAGCCTCAGACATGGGTGCTATGGAACAGTTGGATCTGTGGGAGATATATCAGGACTACTGGTGTGAACACAAGCCGTCCATGACTTGCTACTACAGGGACAACGAATTCCTGGAGGTGGGACAGTGGCTGTACAACAAGTTTGATAAGGTCAGTGGTATCTCTTTTCTACCTTACTCAGACCACACGTATCAGCAGGCACCTTATGAGCCTGTGGACAAGGCCACCCTCAAGTCGCTACAGAAAGGCTTTCCGACCCAGATTGATTGGGACATCAATGAAGCCTCTGATATGACTGAGGGTAGCCAGCAGTTAGCCTGTACAGGTAACAACTGTGAACTATGACATGAAGAATATGGAGTAACCTTTAGACTTACCTACGTCCTCTGGCTTATCTTTAGGGTCATGGGACGTAGGTATTCCTTCAGCTTGCATCTTCTTGATGCGTTCCTTTGACTTCTGGCACATACTGTGGTAGTCAATGGATGTGTAGCTTACTGTGTGCTTGTCGTTACTCATATGTTGATCCCCGCCTTCCGCAGTTCTTCGTTTTCTTCTTTAACCTTCTGCTTTGCCTCGTACTCTAGCTTACGTTCAGCGCCACCCAAGAGCCAGTAGTAAATTACCTGACCACCAGTAGGCAAAGCCTTAACAGCTTTAGCTACGTTTTTATCGTCTTTTGTGTCCTCAGTAATCATAGCTTTTATACCTTTAGACACACCATCTATCAGTTCAACAGCAGGTACGGAGACAACCTGTGATCCTATAAAAGAACCAACTTCACCACGCTGCAAGTATCTTTCTGTTGAGTATTTACTAAAGAATAATAAACCAGTGAGTGTCCAAAAGACATCATCATCAAAACTCTCAGGATCTAATTCACCTGTTGTGATGTAATCTTTTGCTTGCTGTACTGTAGCGCCTGAGAGTCCCATAGCAGCAGCGTAGCGCAAAGCATTAGCCATGCCTTCTGCTTTTTGTTTAGGGCTTCCATACACCATCTTCTCAACAATATCTCTACGAACCAAATCAAGCTGTTTAAGAGAAAACGTCTTGAGCGCATAAAAAATTCTACCATTAGGCATATCAAGATACTTCTTAGGCATCTCTGATAGTGAGATAGGTTGAACGTCTGACAGTTCGTTCCACAGCATTAGCTTTACGTTGTCTGTCATCCTGTCGTTAGCTAAGTCATCAATTAAAGCAGATACTTCATCACCGTGGGTGTCTCTAAATCTCTTAGCAGCAGCCTCTGGATTTTTCTTAGCAATCTTAGACCACTTATGCAGTGAGGCATTCATCAAGGTTTCTTTACCAAGTTTATCAATTTTGTTGAATCCAACAGAACTCAGAATAAACTCAAGATTTTTTCCTGTGCCGTTAATGCTTGACATTTCAGCAGCTACTTGATTAATAAGGCCCATGTCCTCTACCGTAACTGTTTTCTTTCCGACTATGCTTTTAATAGTATTAACTAAACCGTTGAGGTACACAGAAGAACCTAAGTCTCCTAGCTGCGTCAGCGCAGAAGAAAACTGACCTAGCAAAGATGCGTACTGTAGATTTTTTGTACCTGATATAAACTTACTAGCCGCCTGTTCTCCTAAACCAAACCGAGCCGTCAGCATCGCGGTAAGCGTATCAAGCTGGTCAGTGTCCATACCCTCTTTTGCTCGTTGTGCAACGTAACTAGCAACACTAAGTTCTGCGTCAACTATCGTAGTGCCCTCTTTGTTTACGGCTTGGTTACCAAAAAACTTACGTTTTTCAGTTTCTCGTACTGCACGAGTTACGTACATGTGCAGAGACTCAGGCGCACTATAGTAGTACTGGTCAATTACGTCATCCAGTTCTTCTATTTTTCTTTGCTGCGCCACGGCAGGACCACCCCTACCTGCGCCGCGCTGTCTCTGCAAATACTGAGATACAACTAAGCTGATTTCATCGTCATCCAACTCTCTCCAACTTTTAAAAGTAGTTTTTAAGTTTTTATTTTTTGACGCAACGTATTTTTCCAGGACTCTCTCTACCTCGGCTTTACGTGTTTTACCTACCGCGTTTAACAGTCCGTCGAGATCCCTGACAACACGAGGAAAGTAGTTGTTTCTGTATTCAACCTTGACGCCAGCGTTAGCCAACCCTTCGTACAAATCGTTTAGAACACTCCGAACATTCTCTATCTCAGGTAAAAGTTCCCGCATTTCTTTTGCCGTGCTTTCGCCAGCAATAGTTTTTGCTTCGTCTATGTTTCCGTTAAACAACGCACGTTGAAAACTCTTAAACTCAACTGGGTTTTTCTTGTTGGCTTTTGCAGCACCTGTGATAAACTTCCCCAGTTTATTCATAGTTTCTGCTGTGTTAACGTGCAAGTCTTTTTCGTATTTACGTAAACGACTAAATGTTTTTTTGTCTATGTTTTTTATTACGGTGCTAATAGGGGCGGCTAAAGCATCAAACGTTTTGCCTAGCTTAGATGTAGACGCTAATGGATTATCTAACGCTGCTACAATTTTAACAGAAGATTCAACGTCAGGTATTACAGGCTGTCGAGATGCGTGTAAAAGCATGTTGTCTAAATCATCTGTGGTTAGGTTAAGTTTTTTGATAGAAGACGACACAATAGTTTCTTCGTCTAAACCAGCAACAACACCTTTGGCGTACTCTTGCTCCAACTTGTCTACTGTTTTGTTAGCGTTCCTCTGTGACCGTGGCGTAGCCTGTTTACCCACAAGTCGATACGCAACAGCCCTAGTACTGTCTTCAGCTTTTTTAACAGCTTCAACTCCTAGTCGAGTTGCAGAAACACTGCCTTTAAAAACAGCTTCTGTAGCTCTAGGAGCCACTGCGCCAATGCCCGTCATCATACCAAATTCTACGGGGTCGAACTCACCCTCAACTAGCTGTTTAGCAGCAGCAGTCTCAGCGCCAATACCGGCACCAATCGCAGCCTGTGTTATTCTCTTTTTACCCATTGGACTAGCGGTAGTTGGTGTCATCAAGGCACCTGTCATAGTACCTAGTATGCTGGCACTAGTGCTTTTACCGTTGTCTTCTTGCCAAATAATAGTCTCAATGTTTTCTAACTTTGATGCAAACTCTCTACGACTTGCCAAGTATTCCTTGCGCTCTTCGTAGTCTAGGTTTTCAAAGTCAGCACCGTACAGTTCTGCAGGAGAACGATACGTGGGCAAGCCGCCTTCAAAGTCTATGTTTCCCATAGGCATGGCAGCTTCTAAAGACAAACTCCAATCTTGAGCGTCAGTGTACGTAGTATCGTAAGCTAACTTAAACTCGTCCCACCAGCCGATGTCCTCTTCAGGTTCATCTTCCCGCTCGTACTTATTGATTATTGCCTGCTGTGCTTCCGTAAAACCAGCATCGTCGGACTCTTCAGAGGATTCCTCAGGGTCTTCGTACTTAGCTAGTATAGAAAGTTGTGCTTCAGTAAGACTCATTATCCACCCTCGTTAGCAGCAGCTAGAAATGCGTCACGATCTTCTTGAGAGAATCTGTCCCATACAGCCTGCGACACGCCAGGAGGTGCCTTTTCTGTCGTCGTAACCTCAGTCTGTTGAAACTCACCGTCTTTAATTCTAGCCAGCGTTCGTTCTCTTGCTCGTGCTTCTGCTTGTTCTTTAGTTACGTCTTCTTCACGAATTAAGTCTAAGTACGTAGCCGCCCAAAAAGCCTGTGCTTTAAGTTTATTTTTACCGTCTAAGTCTGAGTAGTCATCGTCTCCTGCTAAAGAAATACTGCCCAAAGTTAATTCTGTTTTTGTTATGTTAATTCTTCCTTCTTTTTTGTCTGACGTAGTTACTAATTTTGTGGCGTCAGCAGGCAGAGCTGTAATTTGAGTAGGGTCGTTGGGGTCTTGGTACGCTCTTCGCTCTACACCGTTAACAGTAATATCCCCGCCCCACACTGGTGTTCCGTCCTCAAGAACATACTGATCCATGTCGGCTGTTTGAATCTCAGTTTTTCCTCCGTCTTTAATCAGGTTCTTTGCTCCGGTAATCGTGATTACTCCCAGTTCTAACAACTCTGCAGCTTCTGTTGCTTCTGGTCTGTCTAATTTTTTAGCGTTTTCTATAAAGGCATCTTCTTCTCGTTTAGCCAAAGCTTCTGTAGCAAGTTTAGATACAAGCTTAGGAGGAACATCTTTAAATTGACCGGCGACTACTGCTTGACCAAATGCAGTATCAGACAAATCACTGGCAGTAACAAACGCTTCTAAACCTGCTTGGCCTTGCTCGGCTGCTGCTGTCGCTTGTCTAGCCGTAAGTAAAACATTGCCAACCTGCGCGTCTGTGTACATGCCACTTTCTACGTCATCAGCAAGGTCGTCTGAACCCATAGCCCTTAGTTGTTCAATAGCGTTTTCTCTTGTAGCTTTTTGACCCACTAATTTTTGAGTATCCATTGCTCCTCTAAGAGCCGACGACGGATCTTTGTACTGCCCAGCAATTAACCCACGTATGCCGATAGAAGCGTCTTCAGGAGACATACCAGCGTCTTTAGCTAATTCGTTATAAGCTGCCATGTTTTGACCAGTAGCTAAATTAGTGTTAGCTAGTTCAGCACCTTCACGAAATATTTTAGCAAGATAGTCTTTGTCTTCTGCGTCTGCTTCTCGTGCTTTCTTACTCAACATTCCAGGATTTATTGCACCAGCCGTTGTGTACTGATCTACAATTTTTCTAGCTTCTTCTATTTCTTTTGATTGCCTGCGGCGCGTAAGCATTCCCCCAAGCTGTTGACCTGCACTTTTACCAAATGCTTCTATAGGTGCGCCTATTGCTTGACCTGCGAATTTACCTGACTGTGCAAGCATGTTTGCTATTGACTCATTAGCCATTTTAATTTCTCCTGTTAATCAGAGCTAGGCCACCACCACGGCTTTCCATCCTTGTCGGCTCCTGTAAGAAGACCGCCAATTCCTCCTAAAACACTTCCGTAAATACCGCCGTACAAATTAGCAAGACCTGTGCGTTGTCCTACTAATCCTTGGATGTTTCCTAGTTGTGCTTCAAAGTCAAACTCTGCTTGCTGTCTTCGTGCTACATCAGCCATACTAGCTACGTTGAGTGCAGGACTCATGGCAGACAAAAGTGCTGCCTGCGGTGCGTAGCTTTGTTGCAGAAACTGTCCTCCTAAGGTCGCTTGCTGTTGTTGCTCTGCTTGTGCCTGTTGCATAGCGCCCAGCATAGCCGTGTTTTGTGCTTCAGCTTGTGCCTTAGCCATTGTCAGTTGTTCAGGAGTTCCACCAAATTGGCTAGTTGTTACACCGCCACGACCTTGAGCAAACAAGCGTTCTTCTAAAGCTAAACGCTGTCGTTGTTCTTCAGGCCGCTGTGCAGCCCTGATACGTTCGTATATGTCTGTCTCTCGACCCGCAGTGTCTTGCATAGCGTTTGTAAAAAACCCTGAAGCACCGCCAAACAACTGATTTTGCATCGCCAACTGTTCTGGAGAAAGGTTATATTGAGTTCCCGTAGGACCAGCGGTTACGCCTCCTGTTGAACCTGTGACAGTAAACGGTTGAAACGTGGCACTAGGTGGTGTTATCTGCGGAAGAGGGTCTGTATATAAGTTTGTTAACTCGTCCGGTATAAGACCAGAAGTAAGACCTCCTAAAAGATCGCTAAGAATACCCATCAGTAAGTTCCTCCGTCAATCGTCCCTGTAGACAGAGTTCCTGTAAACGTCAAGTTAGGTATAGTAACAGTACCTGTAAACGTAGGTGAAGCTGTGTTCGCCTTGGTCGCAACAGCCGTTGCAATGTCGTCAAACTCTGTGTTAAATTCAGTGCCTTGAATAATCTTGCCAGCATCTCCAGAAGGCAAACTATCCTTAGCAGCAAAGTTAGTTGTCTTTGTATAGTTGCTCATAGTGTTTTACCCATTAGTGCTAATACGTTAATTTCTTGGAGAGATAAAGCAAAACCGTTTATTTCTGACTCAAGACCAATAGTAATAATAGTGCCAGAGCCTGTAGTATTAACAGGAGGTCTGGTTGTTGTTGCTCCTCCAGTGAACTCAGCAACTGTGTACTCTGAAGCTGCTTCGTTAAAGTAAAAGGGAGTCTGGTTTCCTACCGTAAACTCTTCTGTACTGTACGTTGTACCAAAGTCATATGCCCACTTCATAAACACAGTAGCGCTGTTAGCACCTACCAGTGTTGGACGTATTTTCTTTAAGAACTTAAGTTTAGACGGATCACCAAACGTCAGACCCGGACTGTAGTACCTAAAGCGATAGCTAGAAGTCTTAATCGTACCTGAGTCATTGTACTCATCAGCGTGCCCTGCGTACTCACCTACGCCGTCCACAGTACCTACAAGGAGCGTACCATCGTTCTTTCTCTCGTAAGACTTAAACGGTGCAGAGGTCCAACGTGTGACTCTGTAAGCGTTATTCTCTAGTTTACCCTTGAGATCAAAGCAGTACGTAGTTGACTTGTCTGGAAACGTAATGAGGTAAAAGGAGTTCTCAGGGCTGTACACAGATGCCGTTGGTGCAGTTCGTGTTTCAATTAAATTAATAATCTCAGACTTTATGTTTACACTCAAATCAGACAGCGGTAGTGACTTTTCTTGTATAGTCCTACCGAAACTCCTCAAGCCGTTCTGAGACATAAACAACACATCAGTACCTATGTGCTGTACAGAGTTTCTACAGATGCACCCAACGCCAGCAACAGTATCAGACAGTGCCATCGTTGCTGGACTAACGGCGTTAGCGTACACGATAATGCTGTGCTTGCCTAAGATTAGCAGAGCGTTGTTGTGAGCAACCAGTGCCCGTACTTCGTCGTACCCGTCAGGCCACGCCTTAGATACATCTATAGAACCACTGGAGCCACCAGTGAAGTCTGTGCCTATCAGCAGGTCAGACCAGTAAATAGTCTGTGTGTCTGCTGTGTTATCTACGATCCACAATCGTCCGTAAGCTGCTAGAGCCTCGTGACATTTTAGGGTTGCTGCCGTAGCACCGCCGTTAGCCACAGTAAACGTACGTAATCCCGTAGCGTTGTCGTACACCAGAGGATCGTACCCACGCTGAAAAAAGTAAGCCTTATCGTTAAAGTTTACAATCTTCCAGTTGTCTGCAGTTATTGTGTACGAACTCGGAGTAATGTCAGTAAGCGTGTCATCAGGATTAGTCGTCTGTGTAGTCTTAAATATCTTGTTGTTCCCTGTGACAAAGACTTCCTCGTTACCTGCGTCATCGTAGAAGTGGTGCAGCTTAACAGCGTAGTCAGAACCTAGAGGTGTGTTTACAGCAGTTAACAGGTCTACTCCCTTACGTGCAGCAATACGTCCACGCTTGTCAATCACAGCGTTGTCAGCGATTTCAGCAAAAGAAGGATCCTGTGCAATAGGAGAGTCTTCTGTGTTGACTCCTTTAAACGCAGGAGCAACTAAGTTGATGCTTTGTAGTGGCTGTGCCATACGTCAGGCTCCTACGGAGTGTACCAAATGGT